GTTTATCAAACCTAGTTGATGGATAAGGCATGTTGGCAGCATGCATTTGATGGGACGATTAGGGGAGCCGATAACCAAGGAGTCAAAGGAGCTGAGTAGTCAGCACAGTAACTTGCGTAGGAGGGGCAAGTGCAAGCTCGTGTATGAGGAGTTTAAACTCATGCCAGTTATAGTCTGTCTCTATACGTTGCATACTACGATAAATATGTTCCCCAAATATTTAACTCTCAACCATGGATACAACTAAAAGATTTCGCGATATTGGGCTTTCATATGTGACCACGTATGATATGCCCAGCCAGGCCTTCCAAAGCTACACAGAATCTGCTACAGAATTTATCTCAGCTATGTATTCAATTATTTGCTACTATTTGAACATGTTATACGAAAGCGTATTAGGCGCCTATGACATATTGTTCATAGTGGAAATGGTTGCCTTTCTTCTTGTTGCTGCAATCTATGTGATTTGCGGATACTTTTGGATGTGGTTCCGAATTCGCCCGTACTGGCGTTGGATTCGAGGCTACCTCTTTTGGTATACTGATAAGGCAGAAGCTGCTAAGTTGCATCGCGATAGTGATGTGCTAGCGCATACACTCATCACGAGTGATGAATCGTTCAATGACGATTGTGTCACTATTGTGATTGAAGCCGATAAGGTAGAGAGTGTCGTCGGTGGTGTCGAACATGACCAAAGCTTGGTTAAAGATCGTCGCCATAGACGTCTGCCGCACAAGAAGAGTCTCCGTAATGACTATGTTGGCGCAGTTATTGCAGAGATCAAAATGAAGCTCGGTACTCCGGTTTATCGTGATGCTAACGTTGCAGTGGTCAGACGTTTAGCACGCAGTATAATGGAAGCACATGGAGTGCGACCTACACACCAGGTACAAGTCATCAATACGATCCTAAAGGGGGTATTTATCCCGTCACAGGACGAAATTGATGTGAGCGACATGTTGTCACGTCCGTATGCAGTTGATGCACGCAGTCGTGTCAATATGGGCAATCTCAATTGAGGGCGCTTGGTGCGGTTACCAGGTTTGAGTCATGATACCAATCTAACTCATTCCGATCTGGTGGTAACTAAGCACACAGCGGTGCCAACCATCCGTACATTGTATTGTGTTAGCAATGTCGGACCAGAACTCAATCTGCGTATCAACAACGCAGACATTAACACACTGAAGACAGCGTTATTAACACGCATGTACTTCTGTGAGGTCAAGGGTGAATTTGTTGAACCACCCAATCCCAGCAACAAAGACGTTAACGATACGTTGTTCGAATTCCGATCAGCATTGTGTAACAAATTGAAACGAGCCACCCCTGTTTCCCTCAACGATACAGTTGAGATGTATAAGGGTCGTAAGAAGGCAATTTACACACAAGCTATGGAGAGCTTACAACAAAATTGTGTGTCGCGTAAAGATGCTGTTAGTGTAGCATTTGTCAAATGTGAGAAAGTAAATCCTAC